CAATGCCAGTGGTGTTGGCACCACCATACCCAGCAACAACAACACCGGCCTGTACAACACAGCCGGACAGGCACCCATTGGCATAACCGACAATATTTCAGTGACTGGCAACATTGCCGCAGGTGGTTGGATCAGTGCTGTAGGCAACATCTACGGAAACTATGTGGTAGGCAATGGTTACTACTTGACCGGTCTCAACATACCAGCCGGATATTCCAATGCCAATGCCACCAGCTTGCTGGCCAATTTTGGCAGCAATGTAATTGTGACCACAGGCAATATCACAGGTGGTTATTTCCTTGGTAACGGAAGTCAATTGACTGGATTGCCAGCCACTTACTCCAATGCCAATGTGGCCAATTACTTGCCAATATTTTCTGGCAATGTTGCAGCCGGTAATGTGAGTGCGGTCAGCAATGTGGTGGCCAACATATTCCAAACCTCGGGCACACAAGGCAACATCCGTGGTGTAAACTATGTGAGTGCCAATTTCTATCTGGGTGATGGCGGCTTGCTCAGCAACATAGCCAGTCCATACAGCAATGCCAATGTGGCTGCTTTTTTACCAACCTATTCGGGCAATTTGGCCGGTGGCAACATCAGTATAGTGGCCAATGTGGTAGGCGGTGCTTTTTATTATGGCAATGGTACACCGTTGTCTGGTACAGGTGCCCAGGGTACTACTGGTAGTCAAGGCGTACAAGGCGTCACAGGCACACAAGGCGTCACAGGCACACAAGGCACTACAGGAACAACTGGTGCTCAAGGCACTGTTGGTACACAAGGCACCCAAGGCACTGTTGGTATACAAGGCACAACAGGTGCACAAGGCACCACAGGTGCACAAGGCACCACAGGTAGTCAAGGCATCCAGGGCACGCAAGGCATTACGGGCACACAAGGCACCCAAGGCACACAAGGTGTGCAGGGCATCACAGGTGCTCAAGGCACACAAGGCATCACAGGTGCTCAAGGCACACAAGGCATCCAAGGCACGCAAGGTGTGCAAGGTTTACTGGGCACACAAGGCACCATAGGTAGTCAAGGAACAACTGGTGCACAAGGAACCACAGGCACATTTTCAGGCAACTTAATTGCCAATATTGACGGACAAGGCTACAGTATCAGCAACATAGCTGTGCTCAGTGCCACTGGCAATATCTACGCAAACAATCTTAGTGTAAGCGGCAACATAGATATCAACACTGCGTTGAATTTTAATGGCGGCACGGCCAATATCCAAATGGCCAACAACACTGGTGGACTGATCAACATTGTCAACAACGGTGCCAATCGCACGGCCATACGCATGTTTGCCAGCAATGCCAATCCCAATACCACCACCAGCAGCCAAGTAGTGCTGTATACCACCAACAACAACAGCAACACACAGAGTTTGCGATTTGAAGCCGGTCTGCCCAATACTGAAACTCGCATAGTCACAGCAGCCTCGGGCAGTTACAGTTCGGTGCCGTTGAGATTTTACACACAACCGGCCTTGGCCAATACCACCAACTGGGCCTTTAGTCTCAATACTGACAACACGGTAAGTTTTGCCAGCAATGTTTCAGTGACCGGCAATGTCGCAGGAAACTATATTCTAGGCAACGGTAGCCAGTTGACTGGCCTGCCAGCCACCTACAACGACAGCAATGTGACCACCCTGTTGGCCGCATTTGGATCAAACACCATATCAACCACAGGCTCGGTTACCACCGGCAATTTGACCACCAATAGCACATTGAATTTTACCGGTGGCACGGCCAATATTGTGATAGCAAATGCCGCGGCTGGATTTGTGTCAGTGGTCAACAACAGCACCAGTCGGACTCAAATGCGTTTGTATGCCAGTCCCAACAGCACAAATACCTATGTGACTACCAACTTTGCTGGAATAAACACCAACAATACCACCAACAGTCAAGCCATCAGTGTTGAAACAGGCGTGGCCAATACCGAAGTGCGTTTGAGAAGTTTTGTAAATGGCAACACTTGGAGTCTGGTGCCCATGCGAGTGTATATGGGCGTGCCCAATGCCAACCTGACCAACTGGGCAGCCAGTTTTAACACCGACAACACAGTAAGTTTTGCCAGTCATGTGTCAGTTGCTGGCAATGTGTCAGTTGGTGGCAACATACAAACCACAGCATTTATTCAAGGTGGTGCTGTGATAGCCGATTATGTATATACACCGACATATGTACAAGCCGGTGGAGATATCACCGCAGGATCCAACATTAACGGTGTCAATTTGCGAGCTACAGGTATTGTTACTGCTACTGGCAACATCGTGGGTGGTAATATAAGTGCTACTAATCATACAGGAACCACTGTAAGTGTAACTGGTAACATAACTGGTAACAATATTTCGGCCACAACCTATTTGGGATCCAACGCAAATTTAAGCGGACAAGTTTCGATAGCAGGCAATGTGTCAGTTGGCGGCAACATAACAACCACTGCATTTATTCAAGGCGGTGCTGTAACAGCTGATTATGTATATACACCATCGTATGTACAGGCAGGTGGAGACATTACCGGTGGCAATTTTAGAACAAACGGTTTTGTTAGTGCCGCAGGCAATGTGGTCGGTGGCAATATAAACACAGGCGGTCGTGTAACTGCTACCGGCAATGTGATAGCAGCCGGATTCCAATATGCCAACGGCACACCTGTACAAGGATCAGGTGCTCAAGGTACAACAGGTACTACTGGAGCACAGGGCACTACTGGTAGTCAAGGAACAACAGGAGCCCAGGGCGTCACAGGCACCCAAGGTACAACCGGTACTACCGGTGCTCAGGGCACAGTAGGACAGACTGGTGCTACCGGAGCACAAGGTACAGCAGGTACCAATGGCACACAAGGTACCACTGGCACACAAGGCATTACAGGCACGCAAGGAACCAGTGGACAAAATGGTGCTGTGGGTGCCCAAGGAACTACAGGAACACAAGGTACAACCGGTGCACAAGGCACGATTGGTGCACAAGGTACTGTGGGACAGACCGGTGCCACTGGCACACAAGGTACAACAGGTACAACAGGTAGCCAAGGTACCACAGGGGTCCAAGGCACAACCGGAACTGGCACACAAGGTACAACAGGTACCACAGGTGCCCAAGGAACCACAGGTGCCCAGGGTGTGGCCGGAGCAGTGGGCTCAAGTTTAACAGGCAACATAGATGCTGCCGGATATTCAATCTCAAATGCCGCAGTAATATCTAGCACAGCATTTACACAACCGCCTTATGCGTTTGGTAATGCCACCGGCACTATTACACCCAACATCAGTTTGGGATCAATCCAGACCATGACTGCCACTGGCAATATCACCCTAAATGCTATCACAAACATTGCGTCAGGTCAAAGTGTAGTGTTGGCAATCACACAAGATGCCACCGGCAATAGAACATTAACCAGCACCATGAAATTTGCCGGCAATGTGCGAACACTCAGCACAGCGGCCAGCACCACAGACATCATAGCTATCACCTACATTGGTTCAACCTATTATGCCAGTTTGGCACGAGGATTTGTCTAATGACATTTGCTAGTTCCACCATTACCAATTTTAACTACAATCAGCGTGTGGGCACAGCACCTGGCACCAACAGCAGTTTGACCTGGACAGTGCCTGCCGGCACTGCTTATCAAAGCACAGCCACTTTCCAATTTGGCAATGCGGCCCTGTATGGATCAGCCACAGGTGGTTATATACAGACCACAACCACAACCACTTTTATGAATGTGGGCACAGGCGATTTTACCATTGAGGGTTGGCTGTATATTCCCACTGCTAGAAATACCAGCTTGCCAGGACAAAACAACGGAAGCAGTATAGATGTCATAGTAAACAATGCCACCAACGGCTTGGGTATCAGACTGGGTCAGACCTATCAGGGCAATGTGAACAATATTAGCATATTTGGTCGTGCTGGTGCTGACCAAGATTATGCCAGTTATGTGTGGCCCTTGAACCAATGGAATCATTTTGTGGCACAAAGGAGCGGCACAGCCGGCGGCAATGCCAACACACAAATTGCATTTTGGGCCAATGGTATCAAACTGTGGCGAAACAACGGACCCGGTGGCACTGCGGTGGGCAGAAATTTTGCCAATTCAGCAGCAGGAGGAGCCATTACCATTGGCAGTTACAATAGTGGCAGCACAGATGAAACATTAAGAAACGCATATCTGGATGAATTGTCTGTGACTGTGGGCTTGGCTCGCTATGATCCACAAGGCAACATCAGCATAACCGGCAACATAACCACAGGTCAGCTTGTGCCACCTGACACTATCGGTATAGTCGACAGTTCAACCACCCTGCTCATGCACTTTGATGCGGCCAATGGTTCAACCACATTTAACAATGCAACCAGCTAAGGAAAACACATGTATATCGTAACAGTCGTATCAGATCCCCTGTTGTATCCAGTAGGAACACAATACACCGCCCTGACCATTGAACAGTTTGGTCCCATAGTGACAGGACAAATGCCTTCAGGCGATGCCACAGCCAACGCCATGAATTCAGGAGCACCAACTTTTTGGAGCAATGTGTTCAATCCTACTACCAATACCTATATCAATCAGGCCACTCCGGATCAGGTGCCCGATCTTTACGAGGCGTGTAATCTATGATCGTGATCGAAAACGGCATCACTGTGGAAAACGGTATAACGATAGGTCCTGTACCTGTGTTGTTACAGACCTTGTTTTTTGTGACCGAAGACGGTGCCAATTTCTTGATCACGCAAGACGGAAACAATTTTGTGGAAACTACCTATGTCTAATATAACCTTTGGCCAACTGCCCAATCAACCCAGTATAACTGGTACAACTATCATACCCACTGTGAGTGCCAATACCAATTACACAGTCACAGTCAGCAATCTGCAGGCCTATATAACAGCCAACAGTTCGGGTTCGTATAGCAATGCCAATGCGACCAGCTTGATGGCCAACTTTGGTTCAAATGTCATATCAACCACTGGCAATGTTACAACCGGTAATCTAAATTTGACCAGTGGACATAACATTACCGGTGATTTCAGCAACGGCAACACAGCACTAAGAAATTATTTCCAAACCACTCAGACCGGCACGCAAGGATTTACAGCTTTGGGACTTATACCCAATGCCACCAACACTAACCTATTAGGAAGCAGTTTTAGAATGTTTGCCAATGCCAACACATTGGCCAATCAATCCATTAGCCTTTTTAGAACTTTTAGCAACATATCTGGCACCGGCAACATACAAATATCATCAGACAGAGTAGGTGCCAATGCCACAGATTATGTGCCAATTAGATTTGTCACAGGTGGATCAGATCGGGTCACAATCGACATCAACGGCAATGTGGGCATTGGTAACTTGTTACCCGGTGATCGATTGGTGGTAGCAGGCAATATCACAGCAACGGGCAATGTGGCTGGAACTTATTTTATTGGTAACGGATCACAATTGACTGGCATTAGTGCAGGTAGCAATTATTCAAATGCCAATGTGGTTGGTCTTATGGCCAATTTTGGATCAAACACTATATCTACATCAGGTAATATCACAGGTGGATTTATACTGGGTAACGGTAGTCAACTGACCGGCATTACTTCCAATTATTCAAATGCCAATGTGGCCAATTATTTGCCAGTATTTTCAGGCAATATATCAGCTGGCAATGTGAGTGCAGTGGGCAATGTTGCCGGCAATTACTTTTTAGGCAATGGATCGCAACTGACTGGAGTGATTGCAACTTCTGATTTGATTATTTCGGGCACCAATTATGCCAATATGAATGCCACTGTGAGTGGTAACAGTGGGGTCCAAATACGCAGTGCCAACACTGTGCAGATACAGGGAAATACTTTTAGCGGATACCTAAGCCAAATTTTAATTGATAGCAGTGGCGGAATGACATTGCAAGCATACAATACCATAAGCATTAACACCGGTGGTGCAGGTAGTCTCACCGTTAGTAACAGAATTAATACATTTTCTTTAAGTGCTTATGGTAATGTTGATGTAGGTAGTTATTTAAACACTCAATTTCTTGCCATACAAAGTTCCAGCACCCCGCTTGGTAATTCAACAGGAGTGCTAGGACAAATGACCTGGAACAGCTCATATCTTTATATTTGCACTGGCACCAATACATGGAAACGCATAGCACTATCATCATTCTAAGGAAAAACAATGGCAACATTTACAGAAGTTAAAACATCACTAAACGGCATGACATTCACGCCCGATGTGCCCAGCGGTGCATTGGGTCCCAACGAATACAATTCCGGACAGAATGTGGAAACCAACACTAGAGGCATCCGTGCTGTGTTTGGTGATCAAGAGATTCTCAGTGCCATACCGGGTGCGGCCGGTCCAGCTGGCACAGTGATATTCATATCAGCCGGTTATCGAGCCAACAATGTTTGGTACTATATTGCCTGTGTGCTCAGCAAC